AATTTTTGTTCATTATGAGCTAGGTTGTGCAGAAGATTCGAAAGCATCCATAATCTTATACATGTTTTCCATTCCTCTGTTTCTATCCTCCTCTAAAGATGGTACTAAACTTATGATACCACCTTGGTTTTGTATTTCGAAAGAACCAGCTCCTCTAACTGCTTGTCCTGTCATCACAAACTCGCCATCACTTAACATAGCTGGTATATCGTCACTTGTCTCTGTACCCGCTCCGTTTATCGGTCCATCCCTTCTTGGGAAGTCTTGAGGTTCAGGTTCACCACCTTCTTGTAATCTCTGTACGGCACCGACTTGTGCATACTGCATGACTGGGCCACCACCCATCATGCCACTGACCATGCCACCTTGTAAATCTTCTAAACCGTTACCATAAACTCCGCCACCGTATGCCATAGGTCTTGGTTGTCCTCCTGAAAGTTCAGGTAAAGTACCTTGCGGTAGTAAACCAAACTCAACAGGATTTGGTGCTGGTTGTCCCATTCTTCTCGCTATCTCAGCCTCGATGTTATATCTACCACTAGCATCCATAGTTGTTAAAGGTGTAAGAGGCACACCTGTTTGACCTTTAGCCTCTTGGAAAGCCAGTTGACCTAATTTACCTGCAAGTGCTCCTGCTCCTGCTAAGCCTAGTAAACTACCTAAACCGCCACCACCAAGTAATCCACCGCCACCTTCGCCTTGTCCTCCACCAAGTAATCTATTTTTTACACTACCTACTAAACCCTTACCGCTTGGGTCAATGCCTAAAATATCGTCTAAGAAATTAAAACCTCTTCTGCCTGAGCCACTGACTTGTCCTTGGCCTTGACCCATACCCATAGGTAAACCCTCTTGGCCATAAACAACTTGCCCGCCACCGCTAATGACATCTCCTGCTTGACCTACATTACCAAAAATACTTCTTATTCCACCTTGTTGCAAACCACCTTTAAGTGCTCGTAATTTGTCACCGAACTGAGCTTTTGCAAAAGCCGCATCACCCATGCCACCGACATTAGCGATATTACCAAAAGCCTTACCAGTTCCATATCCTGATAAGGCACCTGTTATGGCTCCCTTAATACCTTTTCCTGCGACTAAGTTAGTCCCTGCACCGATTGCACCAGCTATGACTGGTCCTACACCCGGAATAAAGTTTGCTAGTGGACCTGCAACTGGTGCTATTTTTTTAGCAAACTTTTTCAGTTTTTTCCCTAATTTTTTGAAAAAACCAAACTCTTCCAAACCTGTCATTGGGTTCAGACTAGCAACACCTGCTCCGACTACAGCCTCTTCGGGATTTATACCAAGCTCTCTAAACTTCATTTCGAGCATAGACTCAAACTCTTCGTCCTCTAACATCTCAGGTGGTATGACCACTTCTCCTGCTGTTAAATGTGCTAATTCTGTGTCATCACCCTGTCCCTGCATAGCAAGTTCTTGTCCAATATCACCTAGGGGTGCCGATTGTGCTAATTGTCCTCTTTGTAATAAATTGTCCAACATTTGTTGGTCATCCGCAGACATCCCTTGCATATCGAGTTCTTGCGGATTTGCAACACCTGTTGTTGGTTGTGGACTCTGTGGAATTTGTGTTTGCTGTGGCATTGACATAGGAGAAGTGTTCATAACTGCTTGTTGTGCTATTTCATCAGGCGACTTTCCTAATTTGTTAATCATAGAATCTACTATCATGTTATTGTTACTGTTACACTCCCTATACTTAAACTAGCTGATAAACCAGTAGGATAAGTTTGGTGCTCATACAGGTTACGAAACTCTGTGCCGTCAAAAGCCTGATGAACTTCCGTTGTTGTATTAAATATAATAGCTCCAGCCTGAAATTGCAATTCGCTTAACTCTGTTGCATTAAAACTTTTTACAAGATCAGGGTCTTGAGCATCTAAGTTTATTTCTAATATTCTGACTAAGCGATTGAATGTATCTGCATCGACTTCATCTCGCTGTGCTAAAGGCAACCTTGTAGGTAATAATTTACTCATTTTCTACCTGACGGAATGATGTCTACTCTCGTATCGCCCAATCGCCATTTGTAATTTTTTCTGTCTGACTCGGTATTATCGTCATCTGACTCGAATCGCAACACAAATTGTCTAGCTCTAGTCCGTGCACTAGAGAATGTTGTTGAATTTTTTATTTGACTCGTTGAATCTGTACTCAAACTTTGGTTATTAAAATCCCTTCTTTTCACCACTAAGTTTACTGCTGGGTCTTGACTGGTTCCTGCTTGGTTGACAAACAATATGTCAGGTAAAACTTTTCGCAAAAATACAAAGTTATCACCGTCAGCAATATCAATATCAGCAGACTCAACAAAAACATTATCCATAGCACTGTCATCATCGTTGAAACCTTTTTCATGTTCAAATATAAACTCATTCGTTGATACATCTCCACTTGCTAAAGGTTTATCGAAAACACCCGATTCTAACCAAGCATGTCTTTCCAAAGAACCTATAGACCATGAACCTTCTTCATAATTATAAATGGCATATCTTGATATTTCTCGTGTATTATCTTCAACTGATGGATAAAAAAACCATACCTCTGAAAACTCTTCGTTCAGTGCGGCAAAACATTTGAAAGATTGTTCTACATTAAGATCGCTGAAAACATAATCCTGTACAGAACAAGGTAACTTTTGCACTGAACCGTTATAAAAATAAAACGCATTTTTACTCATAAAAAATACACCGTTTGGTGCATTTATTGCCGCTTTAGGTGCTATTAAACCTGCTCCTTCGTTTATCAAATTAACTGCAAAAGTTAAAGGTGGTCCGATAAAGTTCATAGAATACAAGCTAGTATCAGTCCATATCAGTATCTCTTGCCTTGATTTGAGTCCACCAATAATAGAACTACCACTAGATAATCTTAGAGAACCAGCTGTGTTAGTGTTTTTAGGTTCAAACTCCAAGGGATTTTCTTGGTCACTGAAAGCTATTAACATAGGGTCTACTGAGCCTGTTCGGGTTCCACTAGATAATGGATCGGCTCCTAGTACAATTAAGTGTCTGTCAGTTTCCGAGGTGATTACTTGTAATCCTACTGTTGGCACCTTATTAGCTCCACTCGTTGTAGACAAGTTTACAGCTCTAGTTGATACACCATCGTTTTCAACCCACCTGAAAATGCCACCCGCTCTAGGGTTTATTATTAAATCTTCTCCATAATTATCGTGTGTCCATATTCTTAGCTGGTTTGTGGCTGATAAAGTTGCGGCTGTACCCCAACTTCCTGCACCCCAACCATTTGCACCCCAACCAGTCGAAGACACAAAAAACTCTAATCCTGAATTAACAAGATATACTCCATCTACTCCTGAGCCACCATTTCCTGTATCACTAGAATTAGCTAATACTATATCGCCTGAGGTATCTTTTGCTTGTATGGTGTATGTGTTTGCTCCTGTCACAGCTTGTACTTGATATTCTTGATTTAAGACTGATGCCGTTATATTGCCTCCAAGACTAACTGCACCTGATATTGTAACGAAGTCTCCTTCCACAGCACCATGGCTACTGTCCGTTACTGTTATAATGGCATCTAGTGACGAGCCATCTAAACTTGATGCCTTAGCAAAAGTGATGGAGTTAGTGCTAGTTTTTCTAATAGGTGTGACATCGTTGAATGTACCAGCCTCTTCTATGAAATACTTAAATGTTGTGCCAACCCCAAGATACTTCTCGCCACCTAATGCTACCCAACCATGCAAAGCTCTAGCTGATCCAACAACTGAGTTAGCACTCAGTTTTTCCCAACCGCCTATTTTCTCGACACGGCCTTTTCTGAATCTAATGAAGTTGCCATCAACCCAACCGCCTTCCTGACTATAATCAGTTTCTTCTTTGTTGATACCAGCTCTAAAATTTAACTTTGTAAATGGCATGAAAAAATTTTAGCACAAAGCAGAAAAAAAACACTTTCTACTTAATGTTGTGTTTTATACAGATTTGCAAATCTTTGCAAAGTGTGATATAATCAAGGATGTAGGCAAAATTATGTGTCTACAAAGGAGAAAGAAATTATGAAAATTTTTCAAATCTATCAGATGATAACCGATAAAATTCCTTGTGGTTTTACCACCGTAGAAGTTAGGTCAATCGGTTATAAACATGTTTGGCTTAGACAATATCGTAGTGGCAAGTATGGTCTAAAACCTAAACAATTTAAAAAGATAGACCGCCAACTTTGGGACAGTCTAGCTGAAAGTAAGTATTTCAAAGAAGTCACTGATGAGTATAAGGAAGGAAAATAATGTCTAATAAAACTGATTTAGAAAAGCAACATCTTGCAGATGTGATGTATGCCTTGCGACAGGCTATGAAAACAGAGCAAGCCAAACTGAAGGAAGGCGAGCAATTAGTTGCTAACATAGATATTAGAGATGAGTTTACGAAAGTACATGTACATCGTAAACCTATCAAAGAAAACGAATAGCAGTTAAGCTAGTCTTATTATTGCACCAGTTGCAGTCGCACTTGGGAAGACAATAGTAAAGTCTCCTGCTGTTGATGTTTTATCGCCACCAAAGTCTATGACTG